TTGTAGTATTACCATTAATCCTCATAGTTATATTAACTGCATTGTTTAGTTCCATAATCTTTGCTCTTCTGAAAAGTATTGTTTCGTTAGTTTTATTTGTTGAATAACTATATGATGATGTTGGGTCTGTGTGTTGAGTATCTAAATCTCCACTTGCATTAATTGGATGTAAATGTACTCTTGAATCTCCAAAACTACCTATAGTATTACCAAACTCATCAATTTCGTTTGTGTTGTATAGTGGGTTTTCATCTATCCTATCAAACTTCTCAAAGTCATTGAAATAGTTATATCGTAGTTTTTCAAAACTCTTATTATATATATTATATTTGATAATTGAAGAACCTAACATTCCACCTTGAATGTTTAATAACATATCATTATTTGAATTAATTTCAAATGATAAAGCTCTATTCAAATCTTTTTCTACATTAACCGACTTATTCTCAAGATTTGTGAGATTGCCGACATTAAATTCTCCTACAGTATCTTCTGCTAATATTCTATCAAGACTTTTGAAATGTATTCCTTTTAAATTCTCAAAAAAGAAAAAGTATGGAGATGCACTTTTAGAAGTAACTGCCTCTTGTGTAAGATTACTAATAAATCCATATGGGTGTAAATTAGGACTAATTACTTTTCTAATACCAGCTGTTGGTTCAATATATATATCTTTGTTGGTGTTTATATATCGTTCATCTGTAAGAATACTCTCTACTATTTTATCAATTGGGTCTGTAAAACTCTTAGACACTCGTACTCTTTTATCTCTTAATAATTCTGGAGAGGTAAAACTAAGAGCTAACAATTGTGTATCTTGATTTATTGATTCTCTTGTAGTAACTTTATATATTGCAAATGATGATTGAGTAAAGTTTATTTCTTTATCGTCTAGTGTGGGAGTTGTAATCTTTAGAGTCATATACTCTTGACCGATTACAGGCCCATTCTCTCCAATATTATCTACATCTAATATAAGTAAAGTTCCAGACAATGCTGTTGAAAACATATCTTCAAAAATTTCTATATTTTGAACTGCCTTTGTGAGATTTAACACATTACCAGAGGAAGTGTAAACTAACAACTCCTTTAGTTGATACTCACCAGCAAAATTAATTCCAGTTGCCATTAGATAATTGATTCTTTCATTAGTGTTTCATATTCTTCAGTAAATTGTTGAACATATCGTGGGTCTAGTAATTTTATTTTTCTTTTAATATCTTGTTGTGCTTCTTCGTACTCTCTGTTTGTTATTGCAGTTGATGTACCATAGTAATCATTATCACCACTATACAATGCAGAGTTATTATAAACCTCTATCTTAGTGGTTGAATTACCAGAAGATTGTGCAACTTCGTAATGATGTGTACCATCTACGTTATCATACTTGTCTGCAATAAATTGATTAAACTGTGAAAAGTTCATAGGCCATTGATGATATCTATCTGTAATATCATTTACTAGTAATACAATCCAATGTAACTCTGGGTCATCATACATTCTATCTGCAATAGATTCTGGAGTTTCACCCTCTTTGACATCATATGTATCATAAAGAAGTGTATTAGTTTTTACCTTTGCCCGAATTGCTACTCGTCTAAGTAGATTCTTGACATCTTTAAATTCACCATTACCTACAGAGTCATATATAATTGTTGGAAAGTTTTTAAAGTACATGATTAAAATCCTTGATTTGCTAATTCTCTGGTAATTAAATCCATCTCTTTAAATCCAAGAGTTATTCCAACTTCAACTGGAGGAGCTCCATTACCAGTTGCCTCAAATGTTTTATATCTATCTCCACCATAAGTTACAGCCATAGTTTCTAAAACACAAGTTGAAATTTTGTGTAGATATTGATTTTCTGCACCATTGTACATATAAGATATATCAAATGTATTAGGCATTGTTAATCTATTTGCTGTACCAGATTTCATTTCTGGTAACATATTTAATTTAAAACCTTTTATAATCTTTTGTATTTCTTCTGCCTCAGCTGCACTTTTTGGTATCATCTTAAAGTCATATTGAAATGACCTTTTTGGAATACCTTTAAATGCAAGTTCCATTCGAGGTGTTTTGATAAAACCTCTTTGCATTTCTACAGCTTCCATTGCACCCTCAAGGCCTGGTATCATATCAGCAGCACCTAAAAGTGTCCTTATTGCAGCATCACCCATTTCTGCTCCAACTGCACTACCTGCTTTTGTAAGAACATCACTTAAACTTTTTTTGCCAATAATATCTTGATATGCATTAGCAGCAATAGCTGCGCCAGCACCTATATCTGTATCTGTATAGTTTGCATTATATGATACTTGTACAGATGGTGGCATATAAAGTGTGATTGCAGTATCCATTCTAACTGTTGCTGGTCTTTGTACCATTGTTGTTGATATTTTTTTAGCTGATGCTGGTTTTGCATCTTGCTCTCTTTGTTTTTGTCCAGCAACATTTGAATCATCTAATCCACCAACCATAAGATTTTGTTGTTTTGCTTTTTGAGCTGCAGCTGCATCAGCAGGCCCGTCTATACCAGAAGGTTTTGATTTTATTTTATGTTGTCTTGCAGCCTTTTGTAAGTTCTTTTTACCTTCAGAAACTTCAGACTCTCCAAAAGTTAATTTTGAATTTGTCTGTTGATTGACATAGAATATTATATAATGTCCTTGATTACCAGTTCCAGGCGGGCCTTCTACGTCAAGTGGAAATGAATAGTTTTTAGTACTATATTTAGTTTGAGATAAACTAGCAAAATCTGATAGGTTTGAACCTTTACCAGCGACACCTAGTAAACCACCTTTAATATTTCCTGCTACTCTTTTAAGTGCTCTACCAGCTATACCTTGAGCCGCACCTCTTAACGGATTGAATGCCATGTATAAATACTCCTGTAACTTCTATTTATAAAGATTAACATGGCATATAGTGGTAAATACATTCCTAGTAACCCTAAAAAATATAAGGGTAATCCAACTAAAGTGATATATCGTTCACTCTGGGAACGTAAACTTATGGTATATTGTGATAAGAATGAAAAAGTATTAGAATGGGGTTCAGAGGAAATCATCATACCTTATGTATCGCCTTGGGATAATAAACTACATAGATACTTTCCAGACTTCTATATGAAAGTCAAACAAGCGAATGGTTCTACTAAAAAGTTTATTATAGAGGTCAAACCTAAGTATCAATGTAAACCACCAGATGCAAATCCTAAAAGAAAAACTAGACAATGGTTAAGTTCTGTTAAGACATGGACAGTTAATGAAGCCAAGTGGAAATCTGCAAATGAGTTTTGTTTAGATCATGGTATGGAATTTAAAATTCTTACTGAAGACCATCTGAATATAAAGTATAAATAGTAATATGGAAACTTTTGGAATCACAATTGTATTAATGACACTCTTTACATTAGGAATGTCTTTAGGACTACTTATGAACAAACCACTTAAAGGTAGTTGTGGTGGATTAAACTGTAGGTGTAAAAATGGCACAAAGTAAATTTATACAATCAGTTGTAAAAGCTGCAAAAGGTAGACCAAAATCTACAGAATGGTATCGTGATAAGATTAAAGAATTTGGTAAGCCTGGTGCAATGGATTTGATACGAGATGGAAAGAGAAACAATAAACCTTTCTATGGTCGATTGAATATGTTTTTCTATGACCCTAAACTAAAAAAGAAATTACCATACTATGATACTTTTCCTTTAGTATTACCACTAGAACCATATGCAGATGGTTTCTTAGGAATTAACTTTCACTATTTACCTATGACACTAAGACTTAAATTATTAGACACAGTTGTTGATTTCAGTAATAATACTAAGTTTGATGAGAGTACAAGACTCGCAGTTGATTACAGTAAACTTAAAAAATTCAACATAATTAAACCCACACTTAAACGATATCTTGCTGGTAGAGTTAAGACACAGTTTCGTAGAATAGATGCAGATGAGTTTACAGTTGCAGCTTTACTACCAGTTCAAAGATTTAAGAAAGCAAGTGCATCAGAGGTTTATGCAGACAGTAGGAAAATGATCTAATGGCAACAGGTTTCGGTGGATTAATAGATGCAGTAGCATTTGGTGCTTTAAATGAAGTTCTAGGAGAAATTCGTGGTAAAGATGGAATGTCTAGACCAAATAGATATGAGGTTACTCTATATCCACCAACTGGAAGTGCTGGTTCTACTGGACTAGGTTCTAATGTATTTACAAAAATTATGGGAGAAGCATTAGGAGATGGAACAGTTCGTGCAACTGGATTGAAGTGTGAAGCAATATCTTTTCCAGGCAGAAACTTAGATACTACACCAGACAATAATATATATGGCCCAATTAGAGAAATTGTAACTGGATATAGTTTTGGAGATATATCTGCAACCTTTCAATGTTCTTCTGATATGAGAGAAAAAAAGTATTTTGAATCATGGCAAAGACTTGCATATAATCCACAAACATTTGCTATGGGTTACTATAATGATTATATTGGGTCTGTAGATATCCATTCACTTGATGAACAGAATAATAGACGATATGGCGTAAAACTTATTGAGGCATTTCCAGTAAGTATGGATCAACAAGCATTATCATATGAAGTTGGTGCTACTTATCAGACAATAGGTATAACTTTCAAATATCGTTATTGGCAAAATTTAACAGACGAAGCAAACTTACCAAAACCACTATTGACACGAATTGCAGAATCAGCAGTAAACACAGTAACAAGAAGAATTACTGGACAAATACCAAGCGTACTTAGAAGATTATAAAGGATGAAATATTATGGCTTTACCAAAACTAAATTCTCCAACTTATGAGTTGGAACTACCCTCTACTGGCGAAAAAATTAAATACAGACCATTTTTAGTAAAAGAACAAAAAGTTCTTATGATGGCACAAGAATCTAAAAACGAAAATGAAGTATTAAGTGCTATGACGGCATTAGTATCAGACTGTACATTTGGAGTTGTTGATGCAACTAATTCTCCTATGTTTGATGTAGAGTACATATTTTTAAGAGTTAGAGGAAAGTCTATAGGAGAAAAAATAGAGTTAAATTTAACTTGTGAAGATGATGGAAAGACTCAAGTTCCCTATGAATTAAATCTT